GACGAGAAGACCTACAGCGGCACCTGCTACGGCAGCGCGTCGTTCGCTGCGCCGACCGAGAGCTTCACGCCTTACGAGGATCTGACGCAGGATCAGGTTCTCGGCTGGTGCTATGCCAATGGCGTCGATAAGACCGCCATCGAAGCGAACGTCTCGTTGCAGATCGCTGACCAGATCAACCCGCCGGTCATCGCTCCGCCGCTGCCGTGGGCTCCTCCGGTGATGATCGTCCCTCCGATGCTGCCGCAGGTTGAGCCGGTTTTGGTTGCGGAGGAGGCTGCTGTCGTTGAAGCTCCGGTCGCCTAATATGGAAATTACGCTCAAGCTCAACGAACAAGAAGCCAACAACATCATTCAGCTTTTGGACATTGCTGTGAAAGCTGGCGGTCTCGCCAATGCTGCCGTCGCTTTGCCAATTGTTGAAAAGATCAAGCAAGCCGCTCAACCTAAATCCGAGTAATGCAAACCGATACCAACAGCAGCAATGGAGTTGGAGTATCTCTAGCAACTGCTGCCGCTGCTGGTGCGGTTTCATTCATCCCGCAACTGACACAGTGGTTCCAACTCGGAGCCGCTGTGTTGGCTTTTATCGCTGCTGCAATTGGACTCTGGAAAGCCCTCAAGAAATGAACTGGAAAACCACTCTCGCAGGTGTCGGCGCAATCATGGTTGCCGTTGGTGGAGCGTTGAAAGCTCTGTTTGACGGCGACCCGTCCACCAACATTGATCTTGCTGCGACCATTGCCGCTGTGACGGTTGGATTTGGTCTTATTGCCGCAAAGGATGCGGACAAAAAGAAGTCCGAGTGAACATCGTCGAGCAGATCATCACCGCTTTGCTGAAGTGGTTGACTGGTCTGGCTAAAACTGAACCCACCGCCGAAGATGCAAAACAAGACTCAGAACTTAAAGCTAAGCTTCTGGATCGCATTGACCGTGCTGGTGGGTAGCTGTGGCTGTGGGACTCGCGTTGTCTACGTCCCCCACGGTGAGCCGGTGAGGCTCGCTGAGAGCGTCAAAGCTAAGGTTTGGGTCAAAGGTGCTGACGGTGTTTCTGTGCGCTCTACGGGTCGCATAACGCTGCCAGAGGGTTGGTACGCATTGCCGAAGGAATAGTATGTCGCAACAAGTCATCAACGTTGGATCGACCGCAAACGACAACAACGGAGACACGCTCCGTGGGTCGTGGATCAAAGCGAACGCGAACTTCGATGAGATCTATGCCGCGCTCCCACTGACCGCTCCGTCAACGTGGGTTCCTACGCTGATTGATTCCGGTGGTGGTCGCACGTTTAACTTTACCGTCAACACTGCTCGACGAACGGCTGTTGGTTTTGTTGAGACATTTACCGTTGATTTGACCATCAACTCGGTGAGTGGTTCTGCGACCGGAAACCTTCGCTTGAGCCTTCCAGATCCTGCGACCTACAACGCTGCTGTGTCCATCTGGTTGGACAACGCAACGAATCAAGCGAAGACTTCTGTCATTGGTAAGGTTGTCGGAGGCACTTCTTACTGCGAGTTGAGCCATTATGAAAATGGCGACATCACAAGTCTCACAAGCCAACTCCAAGCTACTTCCCGCATTATTGTTTCTGGTGTCTACTTCAAAGCGTGAACCTAATTGCAACCAGTCTCCAGTTGGGGATGTCCGTGCTGCAAAGCGCGATGGGAAATCCATCGTTTCTCTGGCAGGGAGTGCTGGTGCGTTGTCTTCCTGCTGCGATCACTGACGCAAACTCGGTCATTGCCGGTGGTTTCCAAGATAACGTTCAAGCGCGGATCTTGGTTAAGTTCTCTGACTGGAGGTTGGCTGACTCAACGCTTGTAACCGTCGACGCTTCGGTCTGGTCTTGTGACGTTGGTTTCACCGCTGACCGTCTCTTGCAAGAGTCTGGAAGCTTGCTGCTGCAAGAAAACACTGACCGCTTGCTTCTGACTTTTGGCAAAATGATTCCGGTTGTGGGTCGTCTTGTGACCTACGATGGTCGCCAAATGCGGATCATGTCTGCAAAGCGTGATGGCTCCGGTGCTTACTACGCTCTTGAGCTTGGAGCTAAAACCAAATGACTCCAACCGTCACAGTAGATACGTCCCGCTTTGACGCTGCTTGGAAGGAATATCTGCCCAAGACTCGGCGGTCTTTGGCTGATGCTGTTAACTCCCGCACGTTTTTCTTGATGCTGCGGTTGTACATTCTGCTTCCGCCAAAGTCCCCACAAGCGGCTCGAAACAAGATTCTCGACTACTTCAATCGTCCGATTGGAGCGAGAAGGATTGACAAGAAGACCGGCAAGTTTCTCGGTCGTTCGCGTGAATTGCGCTTGGTCCACTTGATTGCTCAAGCGAAGAACGCTAAAGCTGGAAAACCCGGACTCTACGGTCAAGATATGCGTGACGCTGCTGGAAAGCTTCGCCGTCGCGCTGCTGGTTCAGTTGGTTACCTCAAGTCTGCTGTAACCAAAGCAATCAAGAAGCTGTCTCCGTCGTTTCAACAATTCGGTGGGACTCGACGAGCAAAGAAGGGTTCTGCTCAAGTGCGGATCGTTGCTGGAAATCAAGCTCTCATCAATCTTGCGAACCAATACGGGTTGCCACAAGAGAACGTTTCAATGCATCGCGGGTCTTCAGCGTATGCATACAATGCAAAGGCTGGTTTTTCTCCGTCTAGTCATGTTCGCTTGAACATCGGTCTTGCTGACAACCAGATTGGAAAAGTTGAGGCAATCTACTCAAAAGCGATGCAGCAAGCTTACAACGACGAAGCCAAAGAACTTGAGGGTCACATTACCGCTGCGTTTCAATCGGCTTTTGATGGTTCTGAATCGAAAGGTATTGTTGTCCAATGAATGCCGTTGCTCTCAGAACCGAACGCGCTTTAGTCGATTGGCTATCTGCTCAAGACTGGTCTGCGTCTCCGCTTGGGACTCCTGCTTGTCTCACCAGTTACGGTCACGGTGCGTTTACAGATCCAGACTTAGAAGACCGGATGCCAGACTTTCCGCGCATCGTTGTGCGCTCATCAACTGCGGTTCCGGTTCATCCTATTGACCGGACTTGTGAAGTTGACGTAACCGCTACACTTCAGCTTTCCGCTGACGATACTCCCGAATACAACGTGTTGGCTACCGTTGCAGCGTTTGAAAACATCCTGCAACCGCTATTCGTTGACGACAACATTTCAGAATTGAACGCTGGAGAATACAACGAGTCTGGAGGGTTTGTTGCGTATTTCGCAACGCCAACTGACTTCGGTATCAATGACACTAGTGAAAGAGCTAGAACTTTCTCGCGTTCAATGACAATCTTTGCAGCAGCAAACTCATAACACACTAACAACATGGCACTTTCAAAAGGTCTAGCACTAGTCTACGGAGCAAAGGGAACGATTCAGCTTTATACGGTTGGAGTCGCAAATGCTCTTACCGCGCTAACGAGCGGAACAATTACTACAATTGAGAGCTACGACGCGACCCACGAAGCAGACGTTGAGCAGATCAAGAACTCTGCCGGTGAGGTTGTCGCTCAGGTCTCCGCTAACGAGCGGATTTCGCTCAATGTCACTTTCATCCCAAGTGCTGCTACCTTTGCTCAAGCCAAACTTGCTGCCGGTCTTCCTACAGTCAACGGATATGCGTCTATTGCTGGTAGCGATGGCGTGACTGTTGGTGGTGTTTCCATTGATGGTGATTACGTTTATTCCGGTGGTGGAAGCGTCAAATTCACAAGCAGCGGAAAAGCTATGGTTACCATCACTGTGACCAAGTATCCGTCTCTTGCTGGTACTGCCGCTGTCTTCACGCTGTAATCTGTGGCAGATCTTGCAAAGATACTCGCAGAGACCGGACCTCAAGCTCCAGTGGTGCTTGGGGTTCGACTTGTTCCATACACCGTAGGACACGCCATTGTCCTTCAGCGTTTGCGCTCTCCCTACGTTTTAGGTGGAGAAATTACACCGAGCGATTTAGCGGAGGCTGTGCTTGTTTGCTCACAGTCTCCGCTTGAATCCATCAGGTCCATTAAATCAATCTGGCGTGACCTCATTCTGTGGTTGTGGGGAAAGCGGATTGAGCGGATGAATTTGGTCGTTGAGTCCGACAAGTTTCAGTTGTGGCTCAAAGAGCAGTCAACCGCCCCCGAAGTGCTGATGGAAAGCGGAAACAAGCCAAAGACTCCCGCGATGCCGTGGCCCGAACGGGTTCTTGTTGGATGTCTCAACATTGGGATTGCTCCTGACGATGCGATCCAGATGCCTCTTGGTGACGCAGAAAGGCTGATTCTAGCGCACGCAGAGATGATGGGTCAGGTTCAGTTGTGGGACGACCAGAGCGAAGCCATTTGGCAGAATCAACAAGCGAACTGATATGGGTGTACTTTCTCTACTTGTTAAGCTTGGTATCGACTCATCGGGGTTTGAAATGGGCGTAAAACGCGCTCAAAGTGTTGGTGAAAAGTTTGGATCAAGCTTCAAGTCTGCGGTCACCAGCAAGCTTGGCGCGGCTTTGTCGGTTGCTGCTGTTACTGCTTTCACAAAGAACATAATTGAAACAGCAGACCGCATATCCGATTTATCGGAACAGCTTAATCTAACTACAGATCAAGTTCAGAGGCTTCAAATACTAGCTGGTGAAACTGGTGTAACTTTTGAAAAGTTTGGTTCAGTTCTCGGCAAATTTGAGCAAGCCAGATTAAAAGCCACTTCTGGAGATGATGACGCGATTCAAACGCTCAAAGCTCTTGGTTTGACAATGGAACAGTTGCGCGACCCGCAACTGTCAACGATTGACGGGGCAGTCAAAGCTGCTGAAGCCTACAAAAACTCTGGAAGGTCCGCTGAAACAACAGCGGCAATGATTGACGTTTACGGTCTAAAGCTCAAAACCGCTGCTGCTGCTCTGGCTGATTATAACACAACGTCAAATCGTCTTTTGATTTCAAAAACGGACATTGATGTTCTAGCCAAAGCAAACACTTTGTTAGAAGAGCAATTTCGGATCATCAAAGGAATAGCAGCACCGACAATTGCGGCAGGAATTACCGCAACTGCAAACGCTATTAACAGTGTTTCAAAACCTACTGAGAGCTTTCTTGAAAAGTTTGATCGTACTATGCGAA